AACGATAAAGTTTCTTTCTACGGTGGCACAGATATTAACAAAGGTGTTCAAATCGACTCTAGTGGTCGTGTCACAACGCCTTATCAACCTGTGGCTTTTATAACAGCTCTAACTGCTTCTCCTGGTGCTGATATGACTGGTGGAACAGTTCGTACACAGAGAGGTGGAATGTCTTGGAATGGTACAAATGGTAGATTAACAGTTCCTGTTTCTGGCGTGTATCATATTGAAGCGAGAGCGTTTACTAACGCTACTAATGCTAAATTAATGATTCAGCTTTCAAGTAATGGTTCTACACTACCAAATTCTGAAGGCTTTGCATCACCCGCAGGGTGGTCGTATGACACAGCTTATGTAGGTGCTGATTATTATTTATCGGCAAATGATTATATTCAGGTTTTAGTAAATTCCCAATCAACAAGTGTTTATTCTGGTGGCGGTGGTAACCATTTAAGTGTTCATTTAATAGGATAATTTTAGGAGAAAATAATGCCAACAATTACAATTGAACTGACCGAGACACAGTACAAAGGTCTCGAATATGTAGCACTTTCTCCCGAAGATTGGGCAGAGAATGCTGTAACAGAAAGAGCAAGACTTGCTAACGATGAAATCGTACAGATGACTGTAGAACATTGTTTAGACAATGGCATCCAAGTTCCTGCAACTCGTGAAGACATCGTAGCTTACGCTTTCGATAATCAAGTAGTTAAGACTGCTGCTGTAAGACAAGCTGAAGCTGAAGCAGCAGCGGCTGCAATGGCGGCTGAAGAACAAACCGTTTAGGAGGCTTAAATGAGTAAAGCAAGAAATATTGCAGACTTACTTGATGCCAACGGTGATGTTGCTTTAAGTAATCTGGATAATGTTCCTCCAAGTAATGACGCTAGTGCATTAACTACGGGAACACTACCAGCGGCTAGGCTTCCTGGTTCGGGGGTAGATGCTAGTAGTTTGACTACAGGGACGCTTCCAATTGACCGTATTGCGAACGCAGCAATAACAGGCAGTAAGCTCTCTGCCGTGCAGAATTGGAGTGTAACTTCATCAACCGGCGCTTCAGCCACATGGAGGCGTTATGCCATTGGAAATGACCTATTCTTGTGGCGGTTGTATATGGATTCTATTCATGCAGGTTCATACATCAATATGCCAAGCGGCAGCGGGCTTAACGCATGGATAGCTGATTATATAGTTTATGCTGAAGCTCATAGATTTAGACGCCACACTTGGCACGCATCAGAAAAATTTAACGGATTTACAGGATTTAATTATGTGGCTAACGGGTCTACTGTTGAAATGGACAGATTCAATCATAGTCTTGGCAATACTGATGCAAAGTTCCACGCTATAATGATTACAAGGGGGCAATAAAATGTCTGAACAAAAATTTTCTTATGAAGCATTAAATAGACTTCGCCCCAACGCAAACTGGAAATGCGATGACAATGATTATGCCAATCTTGTTTGGGAAGATGACTCTACGATTCCGACATTTGAGGAGCTGTGGGCAGAAACTTTGACCGTGATTGGTGAAGTAGAAGCTCAAGCCTATGCCCGTAGCCGTGCAGCAGAGTACCCACCTGTAGAAGATTACTTAGACGCTATCGTCAAAGGTGATGAAGCACAGAAGCAAGCATATATTGATGCCTGTCTAGCAGTTAAAGCTAAGTATCCTAAACCTGAGTAAAGGTTATGAAAGACGTGGACTTTAACAAAGTCCTCACAAGCATGATACCACTTGTCCTAGCGGCTATGTGGTGGGTCATCTCTAGCGTCAACGACTTAGATAAAGAAATTCAGGGCGTGAAGGGAAACATGATGATGCTCATTGACCCCAATGGGCAAATCATACCTTCCCCTGAGAATGCTTTGGCTCGTCAACAGCTTCGTGAGGGCATCATCGAGTACATCCATGACCTACAGGTTAGGGTGAAGTTATTAGAAGAACATCAGAGACAACCATGAATACATACAGGAGAAAGTCTAGTGGAGCATGAACTAGAAAATCGTGTGTCAAGGGTTGAATGGACTCTTGACCACCATGCCGAAGCTTTAGACCGACTGCAAGATACGACAGAAGATTTTCGTAAATCTCTACATGCTATCCAAGCGACTTTATCACAAATTAAGTGGTTCGCTATGGGTGCAGTTGCGCTGTATTTTGCAGACTCAATAGGTCTAACTCAGGCGTTTAAATTATTAGGATTATAATATGTTGCAAATTTTAAACTTAGTTGGAGGTTTGGCTACCGAGTGGATTAAAGGTAAACAAATTGAAGGACAAGCTAAACAGCAGGCAAAGATACGTCAAATTAACAATGACGCAACTTGGGAAACCATGCAGGCTCAAGGCTCAATGTCATCATGGAAAGATGAATGGTTTGTTGTCATTCTATCTATTCCTATGATTGGTGCATTTATTCCTGACCTCGTTCCATACATTCAACGTGGCTTTGAAGTCCTAGAGACTATGCCAGATTATTATAAAGGATTCCTTGGAGCAGCTATTGCAGCAAGCTTTGGAATTAAGACATTAGCGAATTGGAAAAAATAAAATGCGTACACCACCAATTAGTGACGTGCCAGTAATACCAAACAGTCCTGAAGGTAAAAACGAGGCTGCTTTTCAAAAAGCCTATAACTTTACTATGCAACACGAGGGTGGGTATGTAAATCATGCCAAAGACCCTGGTGGTGAGACTAAATATGGTATCACTAAGGCAAGTTACCCGAACGAAGATATTGCCAATCTTACCAAAGAACGTGCAGCAGAATTGTACAGACGAGACTATTGGAACAGAATTAAAGCAGCAGACATGCCAGAACCAATAGCTATGTTAGCTTTTGACATGGCTGTTAATCATGGTGTTGGTGGTGCTGCTAAGATGATTCAACAGGTTGTTGGTGCTAAAGCTGATGGTTTTGTTGGTAAAAAGACCCTTGCTAAGATTAAGCAAGTATATAACCAAAACCCCGTTGCACTCATTGATGGCATTGTAGAGAAGCGTAGACAATTCTTCCGCTCTCTAAGTACCTACGACACTTTCGGTCGTGGTTGGGATGCTAGAGCAATTGCTACTTCAACTGAAGCTAAGAGTGTATTTGATGGAGAAATCTAATGGAACAAAAAGACTTATTTGACGAGTTACACTCTGCCGTTGCTAAAGAATTACTTAACAGGGTTAAGAGTGGTGAAGCCAGTGCAGCCGAATTAGGTGTAGCTGTACGTATGCTTAAAGATAATAACGCCACTCTAGGAGTTATTACGACAGACCACCCTTTAGCTAACCTTCTAGAAACCCTGCCTTTTGAGGTTTCAGAACATCTTAATTAGGTAACGACAGTGCGAAATTATAAAAAGGAATACCGTGATTACCACGGAACTCCAGAACAAATTAAGCGTAGAGCTGCAAGAGTAATGGCTCGCCGTAAGATGACTAAGAAATACGGTAAGAGAGCGGTTAGAGGCAAAGATATAGACCACAAAGACCGTAACCCTACAAACAACTCTTACAGCAACCTACGCATCCAATCGAAACATACAAACAGGGGACGTAATAAATAACCCAGGAGACATATATGGACACAAAAAAGAACAGTCTTCCTGAGCAATTAACCGATTTCCGTAACTTCATGTTTCTTGTATGGAAGCATTTAGGTCTTCCTGAGCCAACCCCCATTCAATATGACATCGCAGACTTCCTACAGAATAGTCCTAAGCGTTCTATTATTGAAGCATTTCGAGGGGTTGGTAAATCTTACATTACATGTGCGTATGTAGTACACCAACTACTGCTAGACCCAGACAAAAAGTTCATGGTGGTCTCAGCATCTAAAGCACGTGCAGATGACTTCTCTACATTCACTCAACGTATCATCGTAGAACTACCAATCTGCCAACACCTTATCGCTAGAGAGGGTCAACGTTGGTCTAAGATTGCATTTGATGTAGCCCCTGCAAAAGCTTCAGGTTCTCCCTCAGTTAAATCTGTAGGTATCACAGGACAGCTTACAGGTTCTCGTGCTGACATCATTATTGCTGATGATATTGAGGTACCCAACAACTCAATGACACAGATGATGCGAGAGAAACTTGCAGAGAGTGTTAAAGAATTTGACGCGGTTCTAAAGCCAGACGGAAAGATTATCTATCTAGGTACACCACAGAACGAAATGAGTCTTTATAACGTACTCACAGAACGTGGTTATCGGATGAGGGTTTGGACTGCTCGTTACCCTGCTCTAGAAGAGGCAGAGAAGGCGTATGGGAGCCGTTTAGCTCCTATGCTATGGGATACCCTTCAAAACAAAGAAGAGGCGATTGTAGGGCATCCTACAGACCCTAAACGATTTGATGAAGAAGACCTATTAGAACGAGAGCTATCTTACGGACGCTCAGGCTTTGCCTTACAGTTCATGTTAGACACCAGTCTTTCAGATACTGACAGGTACCCTCTAAAACTCTCTGACTTAATCGTCATGTCTTGTGACAACGAAACAGCCCCTGAGAAGCTCATATACGGCATTATGAAGCCGATTGAGAACTTACCTATAGTCGGACTAGCGGGAGACAAATACTACGCCCCAGAGGAGACTATAGGGCGTGAGAAGTATGATGGCTCAGTACTGGCTATTGACCCCTCTGGTCGTGGTGCTGACGAAACAGCTTATGCTGTAGTCAAGATGAAGAATGGCTTCCTGTACGTTACAGACGCAGGAGGTATCTCTGGAGGATATTCTAAAGAGACACTTCAAGGATTAGCTAAGATAGCTAAGAAAGAAGAAGTTAATATGGTTCTTATAGAGAGTAACTTTGGTGACGGTATGTTTACTGAGTTATTCAAGCCTTACCTACAGAAGACACATCCTGTTACTATAGAAGAGGTTAGGCATTCTAAACAGAAAGAACTACGTATTATTGACACCCTTGAGCCAATAATGAATCAACACCGATTAGTTATAGACCCAAAGGTCATCCAGAAGGATTTCGATAGCGTACAAGACCTACCTCCTGAGAAAGCCCAGAAGTACATGCTTGCCTACCAAATGACACGTATCACTAAAGACCGTGGTGCATTAGCCCATGACGATAGATTAGATGTCCTGGCTATGGCTTGTCAGTATTGGGTAGAACAAATGGCAGCAGA